GGCCGGGCCGTTCGACGTCCTCGGCGCGGACGTCGGGCATGTCGTCGAGACCGACGATCGTGGTGACGTGGTACTGGGATCCGGGCCCGAAGAGGAGGCCGTCCCACTGGATCCGGCCCAACTTGCCGTTAGCCACTGGTGCCTCCCACGAGTGCGCTCCAGGACATGGCGCGCAGGATGCCGTCCGGCGACGCGTCGGCCCCGTAAAGGTTGAAGGTGTGCCCGGCGGCTGCGGCCGGAGCAGCGGCCGGCAGCAGCCCGGGACTGGCCAGGCTCAGTGCCCCGCCGGTGATGCCGGGGATGGCGAGCATGCCGGGCAGGCTGCGGGTGATGTCGGCGAGACGGGAGCGGAGTTGCCCGGTGGTGGCGTCGATACCGGCGATGAGGCCCTCCATCAGCAGGCGGCCGTTGGGGGTGAGGAGGGTGGCGTCCTTTTCGGCGGGGCCCTTCCAGTCGGGGATCATGTTCGTGACGCTGTTGAGGAGGCTGCGGAGTTCTCCGATGCGGGCCCGGACACCGGCGATGAGTCCGCCGATGACGCGCCAGCCCGCGTCCCACAGGATGCTGCCGAGGTCGCCGACGGCGGCGCGAATGGCTCCGGGGATTTCCCAGAAAATGTTGATCACTTCGCCCATTGAGCTGGCGATTCCTTGGGCGAACCTGCCTACGGATCCGATGAAGTCCCAGAGTTTCCCGGCCGAGGTGCGCATGACGCTGGCCACCGCTGAGCGGAACTGCTCGAATTTCGCGGCTATTGCGCCGACCTTCGCTGACGCCTCACGGGACGCGGAGGCGAGTGCCTTGACGAAATCGGAGTTGAGTACCTGCGCTGCCTTCTTTACGAGGGGGATGACAAGGTTTGACAGCACCCAGTGAACGATGCCGAGTACGAACGTCAGGGCCTGGATGGCGCCCTTCACGACCTCGATTGCGAAAGGCAGTTGCTCACGGAAGATGATCGCGAGGTCTTTCAGGATCGGGCCGAGCTCCTGAAGGAGCGGCTTCAATTCCGGGCCGATTTCGTTGATGAAGTCCCGCAGCGGCGGGCCGATTTCCTCGATCACGGGGGCGAGCTGGGCGAACGCTTCCTTCAGCAGCGGGAGGACGTTTTTCACCAGGTCGTCCGCCGTCTGGACGATTTCACGGAGGATTGATTGGAATTCCTCCGACGCGGTCAGGCGTTCGAACGCTGCGGACAATTCCTCCAGGATGAAGAACAGGGAGCCTGCTTCTTCGGCAACTCCGCCGATGATGTTCTTGAGGCCGCCGAAAATGTTGCGGACGATGCGGCCCATCTGCTCGAACAATTCGAGCGCGCCGTCAATGGAGCCCTCCAGCTCACCCGACTCGAACGACTGCGTCAGGGACTCGAGGATCCTGACGGACACCTCGTCCGCCTTTTTCGCGATCCGCTCCAGCGACGGGCCGGACGCTGCGGCCAGCAGACCGAGCGACGTGGTGATCCGGCCGGGCACCTGCTCCATGGATTCCAGGGAGGTGGTGGCCGAGTCGAGGGCATGCCCAAAGATGCCCCGGTCGCTGAGGTCACGGGCAGATTCGGCCACGCCCTTGGCCATCGCGTTCAGGCTGTCGCCGGTGTTGAGGAGAGCCGTTTTCAGGGCAGGCAGTACCGACTTGGCGGTCCGCGTCAGCTCGGTGCTGAAGTCGGCGAACACCCGGTCCTGCACCTGCCGGCGGAACTCGTCCAGCTCCGGGGCCATCTCGCGCAGGACGTCAGTGAACTTCCTGGCCTCCGGCGACAGTTTCTTGATCGCCTCGGCGTAGGCCTCCGCGCCCTCCGGATCCAGCGCCGCAGCGATCGCATCCTCGACGCCGACCATCGCCAGTTTCAGGGTATTCGTGGCCAGTTGGAGAGCGAGCATCGCGGACACGCCCACCGCAGCGGCGGGCGCGATGTTCGACAGCGACGCGACCAGAGCGGCCACCAGCGGCAGCAGCGCGCCGGCCGCCACGCCCGCAGCGGCGAACGGGGCCGCCAGCCCCGCAAGCTTGGGGATGATGCTGACGACTCGGCCGAGCGCATCATGGACGCGTCGCATGCCCCGCTCGGCGTCGTCCGTGTCGGCATCGACGTCGATGTCGATGTCCGTGTCGTCGACCTGCCGGGCCGCCTGCCGTAGCTGCGCCAGCTGCCGCAGCGCGCCCCTGGTGGTGGCCTGCACATGGATGTTCGGGTGCGTCGCCGACAGCCGCTCCAAGTGCGGCTCCAGCCGCTCCAGCTCCCGCAGCGCGTCGGCGATGGAGATGTCCACGCCGATCCGCTGGTTCGCCAGGTCGTCGAGTTCGCCCCGGACGCGGGCCAGGTCCCGGTCCAGGTCGGATGTGTTCCCGTCGATCTGGACGTCGGGCAGGTTGGAGACGGCGTCCCGCAGTTCGCGCTGGATCCCGGACCCGAGCGCGGCGCCCATGCTCGAGCCCTGGCGCGCGGCGTCAGCAATCGCGCCGTTGGTGTTGGCGAGGTTGACCTGCAAGTGGCTGACCAAGTTCGGCAGGTTGATGTCGTCTGCCACTGTGGATCACCTCCTTCCTGGGCTACTGCATGCGGGCCATGGCGAGCAGGCCGGGGCCGCTGGCCGCGGCGGGGGTGGCGTGCTGGCCCGGCGTGTGGGCGGCCTGGTGCTGCTCGGCGAGCGTCAACAGCTGCGCCTGCGTCATGTCCCAGAAGTCGCCGGGCGGAATGTGGAGGGCACCGACGGCGAGGTAGTAGAGCTCATCCCAGGGGTAAGGCCCGGTGTCACCTCGGTGATTGCCGGGCCTTTTCCCCGGTGCTCCAGCGCCTTCGACAGCGCGGCCGAGAAAGCCGTCACGTAGTCGCTGAGCTGGCCCGGGTCGAGGAGGTCAGCCAGGTCGACGCCGTCGGTGCGGCGCCGGAACACGATGTCCCCTGAGATCTTCCGGTCACCCTTGGCGTCCTGGTGCTCGCGGATGTGCGGCTCGAACCCGCCGGGGCCGACACTGCCGGCGCCGAGGATCTGGAGCAGGGGGCCGAAAGCGGCGCCCTTGCCGGTGGCGTCGATGGCCTTCTGTACGGCGGCGATGGAGCCGAATCGGGCCTCCAGTAGGGCGAGGGCGCGGAAGCTGTAGCGAAGTTGGACGGTGGTGCCGTCGGTGAGGGCGACGGTGCCGCCGTCGGCGAGGAGGTCAAGGCCGGTGGTCATGGTGGTGTGTCCCTACGTGAGTGCCGGGGTTCGGCCTGCGAATGAGGGGGCCGGGCAGGCGGTGAGGTGAAGGGCACCGCCCGCCCGGGGCTTACGCGATGGCGGTTGCGGTCTCGTTGATCGGGATGCTGATCCAGCGTCCGGTGGACTGGAGCGGGTCGGCGTCGGCCGAGAAGCTCGCGATCCTGTAGTCCTCCTCGGCGAACCCAAGGTCGGGGAACGTCGACAGCGTCAGCTTGTGGAGGATGACGTGGAGGTCGCCGCCGATGATGTCAATCCCGTTCGGCGGAGTGACCCCTTCGAGCTTGAACGGCGGGAAGTTGGCGTCGTCGCCGTGCAGGTCCCACCGGGTGATCTGCGACGGGGTCGTGCCCGAGTCGGTGATCTCGCCGCCGAGGATCGTGGCCAGGACGTCCAGCGACAGCTTGGCGTGCGTGACGGCCACCGTGACGCTGGAGATGGCGGAGTTCGTGGCGAGCTGCACGTTGTCGCCGCGCAGCTTCTTGACCTCGATCTCTCCTGAAATCTCGAACGACTTGATACCGGGCACGTCGATCGGCGTGCCATAGGTCGGGGTGCCGCCGGCCGGGTCGGCGGTCAGTGCGGAGATCTTCGCGTCCTGGATTCCGTAGACGCGGGTGAATCGCTGGAGCGGCATGGCTCATTCCTTCCTGGTGCCGGGGTTCGGCCCGGACGGGCGGTCAGGCTGCGTGTCCATGGCGGACAGGCCGTCCTGGTCGGGCGGGAGCGGGTCCTCGACGGGCTCCGGGACGATGAGCTCCGACTCGGGGATCAGCGACGCAAGGTGCTCGTCGGGCGTCCCCGCTCCCTGTGGGGGGAGGGTGGAGTCGACCAGCCACCACGTGACCCCGGGGCGTCCCGGCCGTTCGTAGATGACGACCGCGCCGTCGGTGACGCCACCCGGTGCGGGGCAGCGGAGGACGGTGGCGTCAGCGGCCGGCGGCCAGTGAGAGCCCAAGTTCTGGATGGCCTGGTCGCGTTCGCCCTGGACGTAGACGACGTCGGTCATGCGGGGAGCACCTCCGTGCGGAGCATCTGCCGGTGGATCTGGACGGTGATGGAGTGCCGGACCCGGTTGTCCGCGATGGGGAACCGGTCCAGGTCGGTGACGCGGACGGCGGTGACCTTCGCCGGGTGAGCGGGAAGGGGGTGGCCGTGGAGGGCGTGCGCGATGGCTTCTGCGAGGCCGTACCGCTCGACGGTCTTGGTGGTGGCTGCGCCAGTCTTGACGCGGGCGTGCTGGACGAGGTCGACCGTGCACGTCTCGACGATGTTGAGCTCGGCGGCGGGGTCACCGAAGTCGCCGTTGGCCTGGGTGTCGAGGCCGGTGGACAGGGCTTCGGTGACGACGATGTACGGGCAGTCCTGTCCCGGGCGGGGGCCGTCACGAAAGACGGGAACGCCGAACGCCAGGGATTCCAGGCGGGCCTTGATGGCGCCGGACGTCGTGGCGGCCATCAGCGGCCGCCCCGGATCCGGGCCATGTTCGCCTTGAAGAAGATCTCCGCCATCTCCACGGCCGGCCGCATGAAGGGCTGCGCCCGCGTGCCAGGGTGGTCGACGTACGCGACGGGGTGCCGGGCGCCGGGCCAGTACAGGGCCTTCTTGTTGCGCGGGTAGATGCGGTGTGGGGCGGTGCCGTACTCGACGGCGGCCGCGTAGTTGACGTTCGTGCCCACGACGTAGCCGACCTTCCGGCCGGAGTTCTCCGCGCGGGACACGATCGAGGACCGCAGCCGGCCGGTGTCCACCGGCGCACGGCGCCGTGCTTCGTTCTGCACCTGGATGCGGGTCTGCTCCACTGCGCGCTTGACGTCGTCGGACATGCCGCCGAGTGCGCGCCGTAGACCCCGTTCGTAGGCGCGGGTGTTGATCGTCTGTGCTGCCTCGGCGCCGAGCCGGACCGGGCCGGTGGATCGGACGCGCGCCATCACACACCTCCGAAGGTGGGGATGGCGCGGTTGATGTAGGTGACGAGGAGGGCGTCTGCCTGCGTCGAGCCGGTCGACGACGATGGGGCGTCGGGCGTCGTCTCCTCGTCGTCGTCGGTGATGCGGACGTTGTTGCCCTCGTCGTCCACGTCCAGACCCGGGTCCTGCGCGCTGTCGGCGTCGGACGGGCGGGCCTGCGCTTCGATGTGTGCGGCGAGCAGGGCGCACGCCTTGGCCACCAGATCGGGCACCGTGGCGTAGCCGAACTCGCCCTCCACCTTTGCCTGCTCGAGTCCCCACCGCTCGAACAGGCCACGCCAGCCACCGGAGTAGCTTTCGGCC